TAGCCATCTTGTTGATCAAAACAGCGTGATTGTGACGTATCAAGCTGGGTATTCGACGTACTGGAATGACGAGCACCTCGGAAGCATCAACATGGCCGCCGTGCAATCCGCCATCAAGATGCTTGTTTCACATCTCTGGAGCAACCGTGACGCAGCGGCCGAGGTGGCATTGTCCGAAGTGCCGTTTGGCGTCAAGGCAATGCTCGACACGCTACGGTGGGGGAGCTATCGCTAATGGCTCTCTCGCCGGGCGACATGTGGACGAGGGTGACGATCCAGCAGGCCGCCCAGACTCAGAACGAGGTTGGCGAAACGGTGCTGGCGTGGTCCACGTTCGCCACAGTGTGGGCCTCGGTGGAGTCTCTGTCTGCCCGTGAAACGGAGCGGTTTGCTGAAACGGTTGGCTTCATGACGCATCGCGTGAAGATCCGCTACTTGTCGGGCCTGACGGGTGCGATGCGTGTCGTATACCGCAACCGGATTCTGGAAATCGGCCAGATCATGGAGCGTGACCGGCTCTGGCACCAAGAAATCATCTGCACCGAAAAGAGGGCTGACGGATGAGCCTGCCCGAAGCACCAGAAGCGTTCCTATTCGCTCGGCTTACAAGCCAGACGGCGGTTTCGTCGCTCATTGGCCAGCGTGTGTTTCCTCTGATTGCCCCTACCGGGACGCCGCTGCCGCTGGTGGTGTTTCAGCGGACGGCGGTGGATCGGCCGCAGTCGCTCACCGGCAACGTCGGCAATCCAGTGGTGACGCTGCAACTGACGACGTACGGCACGTCTTACACGTCGGTGAAGTCGATTGCTCGAGCGGTTCGCCTGGCCGTGGACGGCTGGACCGGCACGACGGCTGGGGTGACGATCCAGAGAACGACGCTGCAAACGGAGTCGGATGGCGTGGACATGCCAGCCGATGACCAGATGCTGCCGTACTACTCCGTGCAGCAGACGTATGACTTTCGCATCAATGAGGCCACATGATGGCCAGTATGCTGAAGATTTCCATGCCTGCTCCATACGAGGTTTCGCAGGCGTTCAAGGAGATTCCCAAGAACATCGCCGCAGTATGCACTGGTGCTGCCGTCAAGCGTGCGATGGAACCATGCCTAGGCAAACTCAAGTCAATCACCCCAAAAGGTCCGACAGGAAACCTTTTTCGAGCCGCCATGATCAAGTCTGTGGCGTACCGAAACTCTGGCACCGGCGTTGCTGTAGTCGGGTATCGCAAGGCCGGGAATAAGCCGAGCAAGTCTGCTGGCGGTGGAACCGTTAAGAAAGGTTCTGATCGTGGCTTTCATCAGTTCTGGCTTGAGAAAGGCACAAAGAACAGAGTCATCAAGACACCGGCAACCACGCCATACGCACGCTCAAGCCGAACGGAAAACAAGAGGCTTCGGAAGGCGTTAGGTGCCAAGCAAGCACGAGAGTTGAAGGAGCAAAAGCAAGCAGTTCGCCAGCAGGGCGGATACATCGCCAGTTCTTTCAATCGTCTAGGCCCGTTCAAGTTTTCTGGATCGGCAAAGTCACGAGCCAACGGCAGGGTGACAACCTCTCCGAAGTACCCACGAGCGTTTTTCAAAAAGAGCAAAACGCCGATTGATCTTCACGCCATGACTGCTCAGCACCCAGTGGAGCGAGCATGGAACGCCACGAAGTCTCAGGTGCAAGCCAGCATCATGGATGAAATGACAAAGGCTCTTGAGAATGCGAGAAAAATAGTGGCAGATCGTGCCCGGAGAGCCCAGGAAATGAAAACTCTTGGGAAGTATCTCTAACTGCAAGGTTTCCAGCCTCCTGCCCTAGTTTTGGGTTAGGGCTTTGCCGCCCACAACTCACTAGGAGAAGGCCAGATGCCAGCCGATTCGCAGGGAACAAACGTAGTTTTCGGCGGTTCCACCTACACCGTCACCAGCGTCACCGTCACGCCCGGCGGCGATTTGCTGGACTACACGCATTTGGGCGTTGCCAGCGGCAAGAATCGCCTGTACCAGACGCCTGCCCTGCGAGATGACGAGATCAGCATTGAGTGCTTCGCCGCCACCAACTCGACCGTGACGATTGGCTCAATAGGAACGCTCAGTCTTGCGTCCGTGAACTACACGGCAACCGTATCTTCCGTGAGCGTGTCCTACGCCGTGGGCGAACTCGTCAAGACAAGCTACACCTTTAAGGTTCAGTCATAACGACGGGAGGCCGTCGTGGCGTTTGTCTCTCAAGGCGCAACCGTTACCTGGAAAGGGCCGCTTGGCACCACCAGCTCTGCGCTCTCTGAGGTTGTGTCCATCTCTGTGGATGGCGTGTCCTCCGATGTAGTCGAGGTTACTCCCAAGTCATACCAAGGCCGTGACAAGCGATTCCGTCCGGCTGATGGTGACTACGGTACCGTGACGATTCGATGCCGTGCTACAAACTTAATGAACACGTCGTACGTCACGATGACGGGCGCGCTTTCAATTGCTGCTCCCGGCGCGACGTTTTCTGCAAGTAAGTCAATCCTTCAGTCTCTTGCGTGGAATGCTAGCGTGGGAGAACTGCAGGAATGGACTGCAGTTTTCAAGGTAACGGAGTGACGCATGGGGCTTTCCGAAGACATCCTTGCTGCTGATCAGACGCAATCGCTCAAAGTGAACGTGCCTGAGTGGAAGTGTGACGTGTGGATCAGGACGCTCCCGCTTGGGGACCTTCAGTCGTGGGAGCTTGACTGCCTTCGATCCAAGGGCGAAGGCGTGGACGAGTACCGCACCCGGTATCTGAGCAAGTGCCTCGTGGACGCAGACGGAAAGCCGCTGTTTTCAAACGATCAACTTAAGCGGTTGAGCGGCAAGGTCGGTGCTCGGCTGTTTAAGATTGCCCAGAGGCACAACGACCTAGACGAGAAGGAGATCGAGGGTCTCGGAAAAAACTAGTTGACCGGCCGCTGGACGCATTCCCGCTGCTGCTGGCCGGTCACCTAGGAATGACGGTGCGGGAACTAGGGCAACGCATGGACGTTGCCGAGTACAAGAAGTGGCTGGCGTTTCATCGGTTCGTGAATCCGTTAGGCGGCGAGTGGAGACAGACGGCAAGGATTGTGACGGCGACACTGGCCCCGTACAGCAAGGGAAAGCCGCCGAAAGAAGACGACTTCATGCCGATTGATCGGCCTCCGATGACGGCAGAACAGATTGCAGCAGAGCTCAGCAAGTTGAAGCGGTGACGTATGTCAAAACAACTAGCACTGGTGATGCAGGCCAGCATGAGTGCTGGTGGTATGACCAAAGGTGCCAACGAAGCCGCTCGAGCTTGCAAGAAGGTTGGCGATGCTGCAAAGCAGACTGCCAGCGATGTGTCAGTGCTGAAGAACTTGGCCATCGGTGCAGTCGTTGCCAAAGGCATCGGCATGGTGGCGAATGCGTTTACGCAGGCCGCTCATTCGGCGTTGTCGTATGCATCAAACGTCGCCAACGCTGTTGATTCCATCAACGACTTGGCCGAGCGTACCGGCATGGCCGCCGATCAGCTGCAGGTCTTAAAGCTCGCCACCTCGCTGAGTGGTGTTGAAGACCTAACGTCAACCGTTCAAAAGCTTACTGTCGTTATTGGGCAGGCTGCTGAAAGCGGGAAGACGGATGCTTTTACGAAGCTCGGACTGGATTTTGCCAAGCTTCAGGCCATGTCTCCTGACGAGCAGTTCAGAGCCATTCAAGCCGCCATTGCTGCTCTGCCAACACCAGCAGAGCGTGCAGCTGCTGCCGTGCAAATCTTTGGGCGTGCCGGCGTCGAGCTGTTGCCGCTGATGAACCAGAACCTTGCCGAAGTCGAAGAGCGTATGCGGCGACTTGGCGCAGTTGTTGGAACCGATCAGGTTGAAGCAATTGACTCAATGAATGACGCATTGGCGATGGTTCAAGCCACCTTTGACGGCATCATCGGCCAGGTGGTTGGCAACCTTGCCCCCGTCGTTGAGTCGCTCGCCAACGACTTGCTGTCGTTCGTGGAAGAGTGGAACAACATCGGCGGCGAAGGCGGCACGATCGCAGACACGATTTCAAACGCCCTGCTCGATGTGGCGGACTACTTCGCCGGCATCTTCGACAACGCCTTGGCACAGTTCGAAGGCTTCAGCGTAACGATGGAAACAGTCGGGGCGATCTTTGAGGCTGCCGGAAACGTGTTCGCCGCAGTGGGCGAGACATTGCGTGCCGTGTTCAACATCTTCCAGCTCGCTGGCGATGCTCTGGCCGCTGCTCTTGGGACATTCCTGCAATACCTCGGCTCGTATTTCGACAAGGACTTAGAAGCCTTTGGAAAAGGCATGGTTGATGCGGCGATGGAGTCCACCGCCAAGAACTCACGCGATCTAGAGGACGCTGCGTCTAATGCAGGCAAGTACGCCGTGCGTGCGGTGTACGGCGGCAACGATTCGCAGGAAGCAGAGGCGGGGCCGGCGCGTCGAGCGGTTGCTAACGCACGAAAACGAATGAATGACCCTGAGGCCCGTGCTGAGCGTGAACGTCAACGTGCTCAGAAGGAAGCCGAAGCCAAGTCGGCACGAGAGGCAGCTGCAGCGAAGGCAAAAGCCGAAAAGGAATCCGCTGACGCCAAGAAGCGACAGGAAGAGGCGGCCAAGAAAGCGGCGGCCATCGACGAGAAGATGGCAAACAGAGAAGGCGACATCATCAAGATCACCGCCGAGCGTGCCGCCGCTCTCGGCGGCAAGTCCAACGAGGCTCTCAAGGCAAACGACGTTCGCTCCAGCGAAGGTATGTCGCAGTTCATCGCCCTGGCCACGGGCCGTGAAGATCCGGCCATTGCTGAATACCGCAAGCAGACGCAGAAGCTCGATGAAATCCGTGCCGAGCTCAGAGCGTTGCAGCAGGAGAAAGTTGACATCCTCGGCGGGGCTGCCGCATGAGCGTCATAAACACCTACGAACTCGCCACGGTTTCCGCTTCTCGCAAGTTTGGCGAAGCCCCCACGTTTCAGCGGAAGTGGGTTGTTGAGGTAAACGACCCAGCAACGCCGCAGACGGATATCGTAAACAGCGTCGGCGTGGCGTTTACGTACCCTCACCCAGAGGCGTCGTACTGCATCGCCATGAATGTGGCGGTGAGCAACTACAACGGCTCACGGTGGCACTATGAGGTGACGTGGGACTACGAACTGCCCAAGCAGCAGAACGTGGACCCCAACCCGCTTGCTCGAGCAGATATCTGGAAGTGGAGCACCGGCGGCCTGCAAGTCCCGGCCCTCTACTACTACGACACTGGCGACACGCTGAAGGTGTTGCAGAACTCTGCTCAAGACTTTTTCGAGGGGGTCACGGCGGATATTTCAACGCTTCAGGCGTCCATCAGCGGCAATCGCCAGACGTTCGATTACGGCCTGGCCACGATGGTGACGAACACCGTCAACGCTTACTCATACCTCGGCGGGGCTCCGTATACGTGGAAGTGCTCGGGCATCGCAGCCAACCCAGCAGTCGAGGTGGTGAATGAGCAGGAGATCCGCTACTGGCAAGTCGAGGTGACGCTCGAATACCGGCCCGATGGCTGGCCGCTCCAGTTGCCCAATATTGGCTGGAACTACTTGGACCCAACCGATGGCAAGACTCGCGTTTACGTTATTGATTCGCAGACTAAAGAGCGAGTCCCGGCGAGCAACCCGCAGCCGCTGAATGGCACGGGCAACATCTCCACTGGTGCCCCCACCATCCTCGTTCGCCGCGTTCACAAGGCCATCAACTTTCAGCAGTACTTCGGCACACCGACGCAGCAGTAGGAGCAGCCATGCCAGACCTCACCTGGAACATCAACGCCCAACTCTCTAGGGGCAACCTCAATCAAGCCTTCGTGGCCTCTGGCGTCACGGCGGACTGCAACGCTTCTGGCGTGAACACCATGACGCTGACGCCTGGCACGAACGCTGCCGGGACGGTGGCGATCAGCACGGCCTCGATGTTGAGCGTGGGCCTGTTCTTTGCAAGGAACCTGTCCACGGTGACGACGGCGGCCGTGTCGTTCGGCCAGTTGTCCTCCGGGGCTCTCGTGCCGTGCGTCTCGCTCAAGGGCGGCGAGGCTGCGGTTGGCAGGCTGGCGTCTGGCAACTATGCCGCTCAAGCCAACCTCACCGGCACGCAGCTGGTGATCAGCATCGTCGAGGGCTAACGCATGAGCAGCCAGGGTGCCGGCAACAACGGCGGCCAGGCTGCCGGGCGTCAGTTCGTCTCATTCACGAGGCCGGCGGCTCAGCGTATCGCGAAGGTGGTACGCACCGTCGAGGCCGGGAACCGGACGCAGCCGGGCGTGGAGTTTGACCACCCGCAGTTTGGCGGCAGTGGAAAAGTTTTCCGCGTCTGCACGTTTACCGGCTCGTGGTCTGTCGGTTCAACTAAAACCGTCACCTACAAGTACCAGACGAGCACGCCCAACACGGCGGTGGCCACGAATCTTTTCTTCCCGGTGACGGGCAGTGCTGGTGGCGACTGCGCCATAGCGAAGGACGGCACGGCGTGGTTTCTGATTGATGTACCGTTTTATACCGCCACGGGCGTCTTTGTTCAGTCCACCGCCACGAGCATTTCTGTGACCGGAACGGCCTCGATGTCGCTAGTGAACAACGTCAGCCTAGAGGCCACGCTGAACACTTCCGACTGCTCCATCACAATCGGCAAAACTCTCACGACGGCGACGGCGGCGATCATCACCAGCACCGCTACGTCTACGTACATCGCTGCGTCACGTACTGTCACTTTCGTGCTGCTGGAGAAGCCGTGATGGTTTGTCCGTGCTGCAATCCTGCTGGGTGGTGCTGCTGCACCGGAGAAAGCCCGCTGAACTACAACGCAAACTACCGACGCATCACAAGCGTTTCTGGCCCTGGTGACTGCGACGGCACCGCCATCGCCAGCAAGGAAGCTGCTTCGCCATGCGATGGAGCCACGCTCATCGTAAGTTGGTGTGGGCTGTCCGTAGAGTTGACCGTTGGAGAATACGACAAATCAGTTGTGGTGAATCCAGGACTAACCGTAGCCGGCTGCGGAACTTCATACGACAACGTACTGTATTATCGTTCTTTGGAAGTTTTTATTGTTTCCGGCTCTGGCATTTACGCTTATCAAGGCTGGGGTTCGGAGTGCGGCAGATGCGTGGTTCGTTTTGTCGTCAGTCTGCAGGAGAGCACCACGGAGTGCGGGACAAGAACGCGGCAGTATTTCATTGATTGGCGGCAGGACTGCGACA